GCGGCGAGTTCAAGCGCGGCACGCTGGGCGAGAGCAAGGAAAGCTACCGCGTGAAGACCTATGGCCGGGTCGTGGCCATCACCCGCCAGGTGCTGATCAACGACGATCTCGACGCCTTCACCCGGATTCCGGCGATGTACGGTAACTCCATCGCGCAGCTGGAAAGCGACGTCGTCTGGGGCATCATTACCGCCAACCCGGCGATGGCGGACGGCAACGCGCTCTTCCACGCCACGCACAAGAACCTCGCAGGCACCGGTGCGGCACTGGATGTGGCGAGCGTCGGCGCTGCGCGGGCGGCGATGGCGTTGCAGACGGGCCTCGACAAGAAGACGGTGCTGAACATCCGCCCCGCCTTCCTGATCGTCCCTGCGGCCCTCGAACTGAAGGCCGAGCAGCTGGTGGCCCAGAACCTCGTGCCTGCCGACAGTGCCAAGGTGGTGCCGCAGTCGATCCGCACGCTGTCGCCGATCAGCGAGCCCCGCCTCGATGCGGCCAGCGCCACCTCCTGGTATCTGGCGGCGAACCCGAACCAGATCGACACCATCGAATACGCCTATCTCGAGGGCCAGCAGGGCGCCTACATCGAGACCCGCAACGGCTTCGATGTCGACGGGGTCGAGATCAAGTGCCGCCTCGACTTCGGCGCCAAGGCCATCGACTGGCGCGGCCTCTACAAGAACCCGGGCGCGTAACCCGCACCCCATGCTGAACCCTGACACACGGGCGGTCCAATCGGGCCGCCCTTCGTCTTTCCACGAGGATCCTCCCCATGAAATCCTACGTCCAGCCTGGCAACACCATCACGCTGACCGCGCCCTACGCCGTCGCCTCCGGCGATGGCCTGCTCGTCGGTTCCCTCTTCGGCGTGGCGGCAGGCACCGCCGCCCTCGGCGAAACCGTCGAGGCCGCGCTCGTCGGCGTCTACGAGATGAAGAAGCTCGGAAGCCAGGCATGGGCCGTCGGCGACCGCATCTACTGGGACAACACTGCCCGCCAGACCACCAAGGTCACCACCTCGAACACGCTGATCGGCGTCGCGACCGAGGCGGTGGCGGGAGGCGCGGGCGATGTGGTCGGCCGTGTGCGGCTGAACGGCGCCTTCTGATGAGCGCCTTCGCTGCCGCCGTCGGCGCGCTCTTCGCCGATCCGAACATCGGGCGGGACGCGGTCTACATCGCCGACGGCGGGGCGCCGGTCCTCGTGCGCATCGTTGCCCGGCGTGCCGATGCCGTCACCGACTTCGGCGACGCGCGGCTCTGGTCCGAGACCACCCGGATCGACCTGCGCGTCGCCGAGGTGCCAGCCCCGCGCCCCGGCGACCGGATCGAGATGGAGGGCGAGGCCTTCCTCATCCAGGGCGAGCCCATCCGCGACCGCGAGCGGCTGGTCTGGACCGTCGATCTGCGCCCGGCATGACCGTGATGAAGCTGAAGCTCGACATCGATCCCGACATCGTCGCGATGATGGCGGCCGAGGTCGCAGCAGGCGAGCGGGCTGTGTCGGCAGCAATTCGCGAGGCCGGGACCGGGCTGAAGGCCGCCTGGCGGCTGCAGATCACCGGCGCGGGGCTCGGGGCACGGCTCGCCCGCACCATCCGGTCGGAGCAGTTCCCCAAGGGCACGCCGAGCCTGAACGCGGCGGCGCTCGTCTGGTCCAACGCCCCGGTCATCGTCGGCGCACACGACACCGGCCCGCTGATCCGCTCGAAGAACGGCTTCTGGCTGGCGATCCCGACGCCTGCGGCTGGCAAGTCTCTACGCGGCGGCCGGATTACCCCCGGCGAATGGGAACGCCGCACCGGCATGCGGTTGCGGTTCATCTATCGCCGCCGGGGGCCGAGCCTGCTGGTCGCCGAGGGGCGGTTGAACACGAAGGGCCGTGCGTTCGGCAGGCTTACGCGGCCCCACAGGGGCCACGGTCCTGCCTCACCTTCACGGTCGAAGACCGGCCGGGGCCTGGTCACCGCACCGATCTTCCTGCTGGTGCAACAGGTCAAGCTGCCGAAGCGGCTGGACCTTGCGCGGGATGCGGAGCGGGCTGTTGACGGTGTGCCGGGGCTGATCGTGGCGAAGTGGATGAGCGGCAAGCTCGAGTTATGAAACGAGGAAATTGAAACTGCGGATCCCGGCGATCCGCAATCAGTCTTGCTCACCAGCGCCGCCTCGGCGTAGCCTTTCCCAAAGACATCGGGACTGAACTAAGCTACGGAGCGGTCGTTTTGCGTACAATGGATCCCGCTCGAGTCAGAGCATCATTTGACGCTCAGATTGCCGACGCTTTAGGCTTCTACACAAGAGTAAAAACTGGTCTAGGGTCGGACGCCGACGTGACGCGTCTTTCAGCACTGTCGTTGATGTCAGCTGCTACGATCTGGGAGAGCTTTCTGAGCGACCTCGTAATCGCCTACATCAATAGGGACCCAAGCCAATTCTCTACCCATTTAGAGAACGCCTTGAAGCAAGATCTTTCCGGAAAACAAAAGCAGATTCAATCCCGATACGCACCTTTCGTCGCACCGAGCAGCATCGACCGAAAGACGATTATTTCTCTTCTCGACAGCGACGGAAACAATATCACCTTTAAGAGCGCTGCGCACCTCAAGAAAACAGCAAAGATTTGGATAACCACAGGAAATCGTATAGGAATTGAGAGTCTTACGAGTCAGCAAATGGCAATCATTGATTTGACCATCGCTTTACGAAACCATATTGCCCACGATAGTGAACGTTCGAGAGACGCCTTAAAGATCGCTGTATCCAAAGGCGCGCTTCACGGGTCCGGCTTGCATCGCGCGCAGAATGCGATCCACACCCCTGGGGTATATCTCAAATCAAAACACCAGCAGCCCGGTGGAAATCCGAGGGTCGAAGAAATACTCGGGCACATGCGAGCAATCGGTGCTGCAATTTAAGCTGCCAAGTCTACCGACGCGAGTCCCAATGCCCACCCCCCGTGAAACCATCCTCGCCGCGCTGCACGCGCGGCTCTCGATGCTGCCCGCCACGGCCTTGCGCGGCGACGTGCTGCCCGAGCGCGTGCCCGCTGCTGGACTCATGATCCTGCGCGATGGCGAACCGGGCGAGCCCGAGGTCACGCTGTCGCCGCTCCGCTACCACTACCAGCACCGGGCCGAGATCGAAGCGGTTGTGCAGGGAGCAGCCCGCGACGCTGCCTTCGACATCCTCTGTGCCAGCATCGGCGCGGCGCTCGCCGCCGACCGCACGCTGGGCGGCCTCTGCGACTGGGTCGAGGCGGAAGCGCCACGCCCGGTCGATCTGCCCGTCGATGGCGCTGCCAGTCTGAAGGCAGCGGTGATCCCGATCATCCTGCACTATTCTACGGCCGATCCGCTGGCCTGATCCCTTACACGACAGGAGAACACGATGGCACGAGCCCATGGGGCGCGGGCGCAGATGGCGCTTGCGTTCGAGACCGTCTATGGCACCGCGCCCGCTTCAGGCTATCGCACGGTGCCATTTGCCAGCACCACGCTCGGCTCCGAACAGCCGCTGATCGCCTCGGAATTGCTGGGCCAGGGGCGCGACCCGCTGGCCCCGATCAAGGACGCGGTCACGGCTGATGGGGACGTCGTCGTTCCGATCGATGTCGAGAACTTCGGCCTGTGGCTGAAGGCGGCCTTCGGTCAGCCCACGACCACCGGCACCACGCCCAAGACCCACACCTTCCAGTCCGGCAACTGGACGCTGCCAAGCATGGCCATCGAGACGGCTATGCCCGAGGTGCCGCGCTATGCGATGTACACCGGCTGCGTCTGCGATCAGCTCAGTTGGCAAATGGCACGGTCAGGGCTGCTGACCGCGACCGCGCGGCTGGTCGCGCAGGGCGAGAACGTCGCCGCCGCCACGGCCGCGGGCACGCCCACCTCGCTGGCGCTGCAGCGGCTTGGCCATTTCAACGGGTCGATCGCGAGGAATGGCACGCCGCTCGGCAACGTCATCTCGGCCGAGGTGACTTATTCCAACGGGCTGGATCGGATCGAGACCATCCGCTCGGACGGCCGGATCGAGGGTGCCGATCCCGGCATGGCGGCGCTGACCGGTCGGGTCGAGGTACGTTTCGCCGACACTGCGCTGATCACGCAGGCCATCGACGGCACGCCCTGCGAGCTGGTCTTCGCCTGGAGCCTCGGCGCCAACGCCAGCTTCACCTTCACCGCGCACGCCGTCTACCTGCCGCGCCCCCGGATCGAGATCCCCGGCCCGCAAGGCATCCAGGCCACCTTCGACTGGCAGGCGGCCAAAGCCACCAGCCCCGCCCGGATGTGTACCGCCGTTCTCGTCAACACTGTCGCAACCTATTGAGAAGGCCCGTCATGCTGACCCTCGATCTGACCAATGCGCCGCAATGGCGCGACCTCATTCCGGGCGTGCGCCTCCGGCTGCGCCCGCTCACCACCGCGCTGATGGTCTCCGCCCGCGGCGATCCGGCGATTGCCGACCTGCCCGAGGGGGCCGCGACCGAGGAGTCGGCACTCGCGATGGCCAAGGCGCTTGCCCGGCGCGCGATCATCGGCTGGGAGGGGATCGGCGATGCCGATGGCAATTCCATCGAGCCGAGCCCCGAGGCCATCGACGCGCTCCTCGACCTCTGGCCTGCCTTCGAGGCGTTCCAGACTTCTTACGTCGCCAAGGCGCTCCTGCTGGACGCAGAAAAAAACGCCTCTGCGCCCTTGCCGACTGGTCCTTCGGCGGGGGCGAAGGCTACTGCGCGGCCTGCGGAACAGCCTGTCCCGACTGCCCCGCACGGCTGAACCAGCCGCTGACGCTCGAAGGCGCGCAGGCCTGGGACCTGGCGCAGCGCCTTGGGGGGCAGCTGCGCGTCATCCCCGGCGCGGTGATCGGCTGGGACATGGGCGCGGCGCTTGCCTTGGGCT